TACTAACGGATTATTAACATCTGGACGAATTGCAGAACCTATTGCCTGCCCAGCCATTCCAGCACCACGAACAGCCGCAGGCAATGCAGCGCCAAAAATTGCACCAGTGTCAGCTTCTTCAGGGTTGACCAAACCAGCAGCAGTAGCGCCGGTAGTGGCGCCGCTAAGCAATCGTAGTCCAGCGTTTGCAAGCGTAGCGCCCATACCGCCTCGAATACCGGGCGACACTAAACCGCCGCCACGCAGCGCATTGACTATGGCAGGCGCGGCTCTTAGCGCTTGAGCGCCTTTTGCTAAAATTCCGGGCGCGCCAGCGGTTCCAGCTATTTCTGTGGCGAGTTTGCCGCTTTGGTAGCCCAAAGATTCAGGTTCAGCGCCCAGGCTTTTAAGCCCTTCCTCCACTGCCGAGCGCCTGTCAAATTGTTTGAACCCGCCAACCCCTGTTTTTTCAGACAGGTATTCAGCCGCTACGTCTATGGGCTTTAGCAACGTCGCCCCAATGTTAGCAGCGCCGCGAATAGCACCTAAAGTGCCTTGTACGGGTAGTGAACCCATTACCTCTTGTTTAAGCATTTCGCCGAATGACGGTTTTTGCGTTGCGCCAAGTCGTTGTTTAACAACTCTCTGGATCACATCCTGAGAAGTTCCTTCGGGAAATTCCAATACTGTACCGTCTGGCAATTCGGCTTCTATCATGGTATTAAATTCCCTTGAGCGTCATAACGAAGTCGGTTTTTGGGAATGGCAGGTTGTTCAATTTTAGGCGCGCTTGGCGCTATTCCGCTTTGCGCAGATCTTGCGCGTTCTACGCCTTTGCGAATAATAGACTGAAATTCTCGCGCAGCTTTTATAAACTCAGATTCGCTCCCAGCGGCATCCATTCGAGCAATTGCATCAGTTGCTTTTTTACCTTCAACCTCAGTAATTGCACCCCCTCCTTTAAGAGATTCAAATGCTTGTAAGAACTGTTGCCCTTTGAGTTGGTCAAGTCGGATATCAAAATCTTTAGCAGCAGTGCCTGGAATTTTTTGGATTCCAAGCAAACGGCTTGCCCCGACCGCTTGTTTCATCCCCGGGGCATTTAACAAATCATCAACAAGACGAATTGTTTCTTCACCTTGCGTTATTGCTTTTGGAGCTTCTAATCGCGATTCTGTACGCATTTTTGCTTCGGTTGTTGCTGCCGCTTTTGCTCCAGCTAAAGAACCTTGTAAGGTCGGGTCATCAGAAGCTTTGATAACCGGCTGCCCATTGATGTCGCCAAGCGACAATTCACCTGTACGCGCATTGCCCACGGCGATGCCTTGAGGTGTTCCGATGAACTGGTAATACCCTTGTTGCTGCGGCTGCATACTACGGCGCAACTCAACCATTTCGCGCTGGAATTGGCGTTGCATTTCGGCTTGTTCTGCTGCGCTGGCGTTTCTAGCCTGTAGTTCTGCCATGCGCGACTCTTGTTGGAATCGAAGCTGGTCCATACGAGCCTGTCGTGCTGTTTCAGCCTCTTGCTGACGGAATGCTCGATCTTCAACCCTTTGAGCCGCTGCCGCTTCCAGTTCAGGAATTCGACTAATTCCCTGCATTGCCATCTGACGGTAGCCAGCATCAGGCGCACCCATCAATGCTCTATAAGCGCCTGGCATATCTTGTGGCTCTGCGGGTCTTGGTGGGCCTGCAACATCGGGCGGCAATACTTCAGCCGGTCGGCCTTGTGCTTTTTCGGTAAAACCACGAAGCGCATCAGCCATGGCTTTGTTTCTCTCGCCGCCGATTTGCGTTATTTCTTCTTGCGCCATCTGTTGCCCACGCATACCGCCGAGCGAACGAAGGCCAGCGGCTAGATATTCAAGCGGGTTAGGGGCAACGTATATATTCCCCACCATGCGGCCTTGCGGGGCTTGGTATTGAGCTTGCTGGCCGTAGCGTAATGCTCTTTCGCGCGCTAGTTGCAGTTGTTGTTCGTAGTCTGTCATTAAAATAATCCTTTAATGAAATTACCACCCAAAGAACCACCGCCAGCAACCGGCAGCCCGGCAATCCCCATACCTAACCCAAAAAGACCGCCCAACGGGCTAGATGCTTGATCTGCGTTGTAAGCGTTCATATCTGCCCTATATTGTGCGTTTGCAGCATTCAGGTAATCAGGGCCTTGCGTAGCGTTTTGCAATGCAAATTGCTGGAACTGAGGCGCTTGTACTTGATTGCGAGAGCGTAGCGCGTTAATCAGGTTAAGCGGTCGGTCTTGCAGATAAGCCTGTTCTTGAAGCGCCGCCGCACGGTTAGCTTGGTCAAGACTGATACCCTGCATTGCAGCTTGCGTCATCAGATCATTAGCTTGCTGGTTTTGCATCGCCATCTCACGCGAAAATGCGTCAGAACCGAGACCAATGCCGGTATTAGCCAGCCGTTGCCGGGTGGCTTCTTCTTGCGCCTGCAGTTGCGGCCTAAGTCTGGCCAAAATCGCATCTTGCGCGGTCTGTCCGACATTGATGCCTCTGGTCGGTAAACCGCTGACATCTAGCTCAGGGTTTTCAAATATCCGGCGAGCGCGGTCAAAACCGAGGTTGGCAACCTCGCCGTATTTCCGATTTAGCGCCAGTTGCTCGTCAAGTGCGGCTTGGGCTTCCGGGGTCAGGTTGGTGTATTGTTCCCATACGCCATCATCATCGGTCGGTCTTTTATAAGTCAGCGAACCCCAGGGAGTGTATTGATTTATGCGGTTCGCTTTAGTGGCGTATTTTGCGGCCTCTAAATTGCCAGCCGCCGTTTGTTCTGCCGCGCCGCGATAATCTGGCGGGGGTGGTGCGCTTCCTTTGCTACCCATACTTTTTCCCTTTAATATATTTACATTCGCCCTTAAACATTCGGAACAAATATATATTGCCACCAGGGATAGCCTGCGCTAATGTGGATTCTAACGCAAACCCCATTTGCCTGACAAGTTTTATACATTTTTCGTTCGTTGATGCAACAGGAACCGTGATTCGTTTGACGTTTAACTGATTGAATGGGTAATCGTAGATTATTCCAAGGAATTTTCTGTTCGCCCAGTTTCCTTCACCAGCGATATGGCAAAAGATATTCGTTCCAGAATAATCTTCGTAAACTACACCAGCGTTTAATTTTCCGTCTTTAACCTGTCCAATAGCAGTGCCGCGTCTAGGCGTCCATTCGCCCCCTGCTTTCTCAAGCACCCATTGCCCGACTATTTCGGCGTCAAAGCACAGAGTTTGTCGGCTGGTAGACATAATCGACATTGGTGAATCGTACTTCTGCCCCGTTATTTTGCACTTTAAGCCTTAGCGCGGCAGAGTTTGCCACTGCCCCGACAGTATTCCAGCCCGTCGTCGAGCGTAACCCGCCGCCCCAAACCATTGAACCCCAAACCATCGAACTCCACACCATACCCGTAGCTGCGACAAAACTTAACGTACCTTGTGGGTCTTGTGCCAAGTAGTTCGTATTCAGACCGTAAACAGCAGTCGGGTTTCCGCTTGTTAAAATGTACGGGCGCACCATGGTGAAATACTTATTAAATGCCTTATTCCCGAAGTAACCGAAAGCGGTTAGGCAGTCAGCTTGAATAGGCGCGGACACGTCAACATTTGACACCCACGCTTTATAAACTTTAGTATTGTCTGCGTAATAAAGCCCAGTTGAGGCACGCAACAACACGTTCGCATTCCAGCCGGTGAACTTAGTCCATGCGCCGGTTATTGTGTTTTGTGCGAACTGATACGCCCCGCCGGTTGCCGGTACGTTCAATAGCATCATGTTTTCTTCGGGGAAAAGACACAATTGCCACCCGAATGCTGACGAGAAAGAATTTGCAGCTATTGAGACACTGTTCTGTATTTTGTCCGTCAAAGCAACTCGCCTATCGACACTGGCAGACAATAACCCTCTACCCAAAGGAAATACACCCTCGGTCGTATTTACCGCTAGATCGCCGCCGTACTTTGCTGCGCACCGTCTGCCGAGTGGTCGCCCAAGCTGAAACACGCCAATGATCGAAAAATCACCGCCAGCACCTGGGTTGCTTCCTCGATAAACCGCTACCTCGCCATTAGTCGATAGCACAACAAAGTGATCGTCAGCGCCAGCGCCAGCGTCAACCGTCCATGTATAACAGGCTTGAATTGAACCGCCATTCCTAAACACGCTTGACAAGTCAAGAGTGCCAGCAGCGCCCCCAACCTGACCAACCGGCAAAAATGCCACCGTCATACTGTTTTTAACAACAAAGTACAACCGCGACTTAAACACGCAAACATGCACCAAACTGGTAGTTGTAACACCGGTAATCGAAGGCGACGACGCACCGTCAATAGCTGTCCAGGTGGTGCCGTTGAATAACTGAGGCTTATCTACCCCGTTCACTAGGTACAGAAAAGACCCGCCGGCGGTCGTCACGTTAGCATCTTGCCACTGAGCCGAAGTCTGGCCGGTAACGACTGCTGCGCCAAGCGTTCCAGCGGTTGTAACGTCAAATATAGACCCACCCGCCGCTGCAAATAGCTTAGATACGCCTGACGTTGGAAGATACTCGACCAGCGTTTGTACCGGGTTTGTAAAGCCGGTAACGTGGTTTGCGCTACCTTTTCTGATGCCCAAATAGCCCGGATATGGCCACCAGTTTTCAATAATGGGCGCATACTGAGCAGGCATGTCGGCAATGCTGTCGCGGTCATTGAGACCACCAACCGGGGCGGGTATAGAGGTGGCGCGTGCTGTTGCCATTATTTGATGCCCATTAAGCCTAATGGCTGATTGTTATTGCCATATCCAAAAAATTTACCACCAGCCTCTGTCATGTTTGAATCTACTTGCACATTGTTAAATTTTTTTTTCAACTCATTAACAAGATTAGATGCAATACCTTGTTTTCTAAAATCCGGTCTTGTGTAAATATTCGACAAAATAACATCATTAGAATCTGGGGATTTTACATATTGCAAAGCGCCAACGATTTCACCAGAATCATTTCGTTTTATTATCCTTCCGCCACCAAATTGGCTTTTTGTTATATCCAAGCCATTTTTAGATGAAATTATTTTTTCTTTCCCCATTCTTAACATCATAGACGGCGCGTTAATTTCATCAAGATATACAGCAAGAGATTCACCTCCTGCCGCACCTTCTGACCCAGCGATATGAGCGCTGCCACCTCTAACAGGAAGAAATGGCTTATTTTTAGAAACATAAGATTTTGCTAACTCCAAACTTTCCTTTTGTGGCGAGCCATGCCATACAATCGCCCCGCGTTGTCCAGCAAAGCCGGGGGTGTTTAACGTAGCTGGTGCCATAGCGTTTTCAATTGCGCGGTTAGCACCTGCCGCTATTTGTGGGGCTTTGGCTGTGGCCGCCATAGGCACAATCATCCCCAAAGTTTCGCCTACGGTTTTCGGTATTCCTTCCTGTACTGGAATGGTCAACCCTACATCCTCCATCCAGCGCGAGCCTCCCAACGCATTCTCAGGAACAGGTACGCCCATTTTGCGAAGCCCGGCAGCTATTAAGTCCACCGGCGCAGAGACACCGCTCGCTATGGTGTTTGAGGCGCTTTGTGCGGTATCTCTCAGCGCTTTAATCAGGGCTTTTTTGTCCATATCAGCCTGGGAAATTTCCGTCTTGAATGTTCCACTCGGTCAACAGAATATTACGCGGGAATGAGCCAAGTGACAATTTTTGAGCCGATTTGTCCTGCGCTTTTATGGTGTCAAACATGGCGCGAAACTCGGAAACGTCAAAACTTGCATCCAAGCCTTTCGCGGCCTTCCATTGCACCTTGAGACCAGTCAGCATCAGCGAATCATCAAACATTGACACGTCTGTGTCAGCTTGGTATTTGTACCGATAAACTCCGCCGCCAGCATCAATCCAATTTTTCGAGACATAGAAAAACGAAAGGTTAAGGCCGCCAGTCGCAGGGTCAACCTCGACGAAGTTATTCGCTATTCTGAAACGAAGGTTGGGGCCTTGGCTGATGATGGCTGATTTGTATATCTGCCACTCTTGAGTAGTCGCCGGACCTATCAGCGGCCATTGTGACGTTCTGTCCCACTCAGTCTGCGGTATTTGTCTGAGCCAGTCAGTAGGCAGTGCATATTGCGACTGCCCCTGTACTGTGGTGAAGCTGTACTCTTTATTTAGCTTCTGCCACTCATATTGCCGAGAAATGTCACGTCCGAGCCTGTTTGCCAGCGCCAGCAATTGAACGATCTGCGGGTCTGTATTGCCGACAACAAAGCTCGGACTTGATAACCCCAACTCGCCGGTGACT